CTCTTGCGCTTGGTGAACAGTTCCTCGCGGTTCTCTACCGCGAACACCTGCATTTTCTCGAATGCGGCCTTTTTCTCAGCTTCGAGTTCGGCCAGTCGGTCGGCGTAGTCCTCGCGAATCTCCACGAGCTTGCCGTCCATTTCGGCGGTGAGTGATCGCTGTTGTGCGTCGGCGTCGGCGTATGCTCTGAAAGCCTCCTCCATCGCCTCGCGGCTTACGCCGCTGATGATTGTTTTCTTTTCTCTTTTTGCCATTTCTCTGTTGTTTAATTGATTTTTGAATGGTTATTAAAATGGTGGTTGTCTCTCTTTGAGTTTTGTTATCAGCGCATCGGCCATTTTTACGGCCACTTCCGCGATTTCCTCGTAGGTGGGTCGTTCCTCGACGGGTCGGGATAGATAAAGCCCCGTGCAGTAGGTAGACACGTCGCGGGCGACATCCATGCGGTAGCGTTCCCAGTCTGTTTTGTTCTGGTCTGCCATTTTGCGGTTCATTGCTATGACCGCGTCCATGTATTGTTTTTCAATAACTGTCATCATCTTTTATATTTTTAGGTATGATAGAATGTGCTTTATTACCTCGACCGTCCAACCGTTGCCCAACATTTTGTACTGTTGCGTCGCAGAGCATTCCCACATGTACCATTCGGGGATTGTCTGCAACCTTGCGCACTCTGTGGGGGTCATGCGGCGCAGTATGTCGCCGGGCAGTATCACTATCGGCGCGTGGCCGGGACGTGATGAACATAGTGCCGGAGAGATTCCGTCTGCTGAGTAGACCCGGTTCTGCTGATACGGCTGCTTGCCGCCGCTCTCCGTAGAGGGATTTACCTGCCTTACCATGCGACGGCAGACTATATTGTTCTGTTCCCAGGCATTCGCGGTCAAGGTGGGGGATTTTTCGGTGTAGACCGTGCAGCCTTTATCGCCACGTGGCCGTTGTAGGATTATATCCATGTCGGAATGATTGCCGCACCCATGCCCTCCGACTGTGAGGCAGGAGGCTTTCAATTGGTCGCGTTTGACATATCCGCGTCGGTCTATTTTCACAATGTCATACATCTCTTTTCCGCCGACCCTCACGGCAATGCTTTTGTCGGCGGGTGTCTTGATGGTAAGGCCGAACCCCCTGCCGTTTCTCTCGTTGCGTTCCTTGTGGGCTATGAGGTTGCGCAGCACTTTATCCGTGATATGGTATTTTTCGTCCACCTCGTCCTCCAATATGTCGGCGAGATACAGGCCACGGTCGGCGGGTTGTGGTATGTCGGTGTAACTCTCAAAGAGATTTACAGGAGCGGTGCGTATGTTGCTCCAATACAACCTCACGCGGTTCTGCGCCGATACAAGCGCGGAGTTTATGACTACAGGACGGAGACCGCCGAGGTGTCTTGTTATAATATCCTCACTTGTCCGCTTCATTCTCACGTTTTCAAGCAGAAATTTTGTCGTGGGAGCGGCTTGGCGCAGTATGCGGTGAAATTCAAAGAACAGAGCGGAGCGCGGGTCGTCGAAATTCAGTTGCTTGCCCGCCATGCTGAAACCTTGACAGGGTGATCCGGCAAGTATCAAGTCTATTTTCGGGAGCGAGCGGAGATCCACACCGCGCACGTCTCCCAACTGGATTGTGCCGGGGAAGTTGAGCCGCGTCTGCGCGATGCAGAACTTGTCTATCTCGGAGGCATAGTATGCGTCCACCGAGATTCCGAGTTCCCGCAGGGCTATCTGCCCGCAGCTCATTCCGTCAAATAGACTTAATACTGTCATACCCATATCAGTTCAGAAGATTGTTGTCCGCACCGAACCGTGCCGTGTATGCTATCTTTCCGACCACCTCGTTCACACTCTTTGCATCTTTCTGTTTGCGCAGGAACATGTTGTAGATGGTGGTGAGCCGTTCAAGAGAGATTTTGTTGAAATTGTCGGTCTTTGCCGCTTGACACGCCACGCCTTTTATGTAGTTTATCCCCTCGTCGCCTTTGCCGATCATGCGCAGCCAACCTCCGATGGCCGCTATCACGCGCTTGCGCATCTTGTCTGTTTTAGCATCCTCCGGGTTCAGTATCTCGTTGAGGTGGTCGCAGAGTTCCAAGAGTTCCGCGTTTGTAAGATCCTTGCTGCTCTCCACGCCGTAGCCGGATATAAGAGCCAGTTTCATGTCCGCGTCCATGTTGAGCCGGGCGCAGAGCGTGTGGAATTTTTTAAGCAGCCACTTCTGCTGTTGTGCCGTAACTGTTGCCATAATATCTCGTTTTTATTGGTTGGTCTCCTTGTCTATTATTTGAGCGTAGTATTTGGCCGCACCCTCCGGCCATATCACAAACTCCTCGCCGCCTCCCTCCGCGGTGGCAAAGCGGGTCGTGGGGTATGCCTTGAAACCCTCCACGCGGATCTTCACCTCGGCCAGTTTGCGGACGTGCCGCGCCACCGCCGGATAGGGCTTGCCGTTTTCCTCGTGGGCGATGAAGATGAAAAGTTTGTCGGGGAATTCGTCCATAAGCGAGGCAAAGGTGCTGCGCGTGAACCCCACAAGCGCGGTTATGGAATCTATCACCACAACCTGCGGACTTTTGCGCTTGCGCAGCCTCTCGCGCAATGCCGGGATCTGTTCCTTTGAGTAGACCACAACCTTGTTGCCGACCTCGGCCATGTTCGCGTCTAACCAAGAATTTTTGAATGATAGCGACAAGCCCTGTTCGATGGTGTCGTAGGCGGCTTTGTCTACAAACTGCGTCAGATAGGCAAGAAGCGAGAGCGCGAAATGGGTCTTGCCGCTGCCGCTCTCCCCGAAGATGATCCACGCGCCGCGCAGTTCCGGCTTCCCGAATGTGGCGAGCCACTCCCCGGTGAAGTCGGCGACATTGAAATTCGCGTCGCACACGTTGCGGTTGCTTAATGCCTTTGCCATTGTTCAATCAGCGTTTGACCGTGGTTTAACCCTCGGCTGATTTCAGTTTGAGTGCGCACACGAGGCGTTTCACGCGCCGTAGGTCGTTGTCCGCGTCGTCGATGATCCTTTCTATCTCCCGGCGGTCTTCAAGGCCGTTGGCGGTGCATACGGCCTTTATGTCGCCCCGGTTCACAACAGGCATCGGTATGAATTTGCGGCCTATGCGTGAGTATATCTCCTTGTAGCCTTTGCGGTTGTTCACCACTCCGCGCTCTATCCGCTTTTTGAGGTATTGCGTGGCGCAGAGGACGATTCCCACGGTATCTTCCAGTTTGTTGTATATGGTGATGAAGAAGTGCAGCACTTGGTCGGAGAGTTTGTCGGCCTCGTCCAACACTATCAGAACCCCCTCGCGGCGTTTGAGCTGCCGTATGGCCTCGCGCATCATGTCGGCCACCGTCGAGCCGCCGGGTTCTGTGCCGAGGCTCTGAAGCAGCTCTCCGAGGAACTCCTTGCGGTTCCAATATTCGGAGCAGCTCAGCGCGATCACGTTCCTGTTGCCTCCGGCATATACCTTTATCGCCTGACTTTTGCCGCAGCCCGCGTCGCCTGTTACGGCCATCACGAGCGAGTGCCGCTGCGCGTCGGTCAATACCTGCGTCATGCGCCTGTAACCCTCGGTCTCTATCACGACCCAGTTGCGCGGGTCATAGCCGATTTGGTTGCCTACCGTGCGCCACATGTCGTCGGAGATTAGATCCCAGTTGCCGTTGAGTATCTGGCTCACGGTGGCCGCGCTCACGCCACGCAGGGATTTGGCGGCGGCGTTTTGGCTCTCCTTGCTGTCTACATACGTCCGCAGTTTGGCGGCTATGGCTTCTTTTTCTGTCTGTTTCATTTCCTATATTAGTTTTATGATTATCCGTTAATCAATAGAGGTCGCGCGTCGATTCGGCTATGCCCGCGCCCGCGCTTTCCTCGTATGCGGTCTCCTCGGTTACGTCTGTGTATTCGAGGCGGTATTGGCTCTTGCGGTCTTTGTTCTGTCCCCGGCTGTCGGTGAGTATGCCTGTTATGTAGGGGTTGCCGAGGTCGGGGTGGCGCAACAGGCTCTCACGCGCTATCTCGGTGGCTTGCCTGTCGTATTCTATCACGGTGCGTTTCAATTCGTCGTTGAAGTCCTTTACCTTTTGCAGTTCCTCCGCGTCTCCGGGACGGCGGTCGGCAAGTGCCATCGGCTGCAGGTGCTTTTCTTTTAGCAGTATGCGGATGTCTCCCTCGTCGCTCACGGCCAAGACCTCTTGCATATTGTCGGGGTCATATTTGATGCTCCACCGCAGGTGTGCGTATTTTCTGAATTCGAGGTCGAAGCTGTCGTATGTCCTGCGCTCTCCGAGAAGCCGGACGTTGAGGCCGCTGCCCTCCAGTGTGTTCTTGTAGCCTGTCTCCTGCCCGAAGTTCAGCAGGTAGCTTTCAATCGGCATCGGCAGAAGTCGGTCGGCGGGTATGCGGCTGAATCCGGCCACATATTCCTCGCGCTTGGCGGCGCGTTCTGATTCGATGATCCATTCTATCTGCGCCCTTACCCCGGTCTCGTCGGGTATCTGTCCCTTGTGCGCGTTGAGCCATTCCATATTGGGCTGGCTCTCCTTGCGTGAGGTTATGCCGTAGCCGCTCCAGTTGCCAGAGCATTTTTTAGCGTATTTGTGGTTGAGCCGTCTGAAATACGGCTCTATCGGCTTGGCCTTTGCGTTGCCTACCTCTGCCGGGGTTACATGTTCGGCCATGCCGTAGGTCGGAAGCATAATCTTGATTTGGTAGTTGTCGCTCTGTATCTGAACAGGCCGCAGACGTTGGCCGAAAAGTTCTGCCGTGTGGTTGGTGGCGTTGCGAAGCGCGGCCTTTATCAGTTCCGGGCTTTCTTGATAGCCTGTGGCGTAGCCTATCGGGTATTTGTTGAAAGGATCGAGTACCACTACCACCGTCATGCGGTTGCAGTATGTGGTACGACCGCCGCGCTTCCCCTCGGTGCGCTTTTTGTAGTATAGCTCCACCGTCCATCCGTCGAGCGACCAGAACAGCATCGGCGCGGTCGGTGCAAAGCGTTTGTTCTGCATTCCGTAGCGGTTCATATATTCCTTTGCTCCGTGCCGTCCGGCGTTCACAAGCCATCCGAGTTTCTGCAGCCATACCAACATCGTCCGGCGCGTCACTTTCGGCCATCCGAAAGCCTCGCATACCGTATTGTAGTAGTCGGCCACCTCCTGTCCGTCGAGGTTGGTATGATGCTCCAAGAATTTGGTGAGCCATGCCACCTGCTCCGGGGTCGCTACCCTCGCGGCGTTCTTGTTGCGGAACTTACCCGAAATCAACACCTCGTAATTGGGCTGGCCTCCTCTGAAATATTCTTGATATTTGCGTTGCAGCACTCGCGGGTTCTCCGGGAGGCTGTGCGGGTAGATGTCGGCCACGCGGGGCAGGTCTTTGGCGCGAGCTTCCCAAAATTCGCTCATCTTTACCCGGCGGCTCTTGCCGACTTTTTTCTGTTCGGCGGCTGCATCCATAAGCATTTTATGGCAAGCGTTGAGTATCGAGGCGGAGTTGGTGTAGAGCATCCGTTTCTCGTCGCTCAGTCCCCTCGCTCCCTCGATGCTCACTCCCTCGTAGTAGGAAGCGGCTATCTGATCTATCACGATTATGTCAATGAATGCCCGCGCCTTTGCCTGTGCCTCCGGGTCTACATACCGCCGCTTTACCTCTGCCCGGTGTTCCGTCGGTAAGGTCTCGACATCGTATAATGCAGTAGTACCGTAACAGCCACGCCTTAGGGTTCTAATCACACCTTTCCGTTTGTAGTAGTCAAGGTTTGATTTAGTCATAATGCCGTCGGTTAGTTCCGCTTGGCTTATTCCAAGTGAGCCGCCGTAATACTCCATATTTTTTGTAATTTTGTAGTCGTTAATTCTTTAATCGCTCTTTATGAAAAAGCCCGCTATCATCAAGCCGTGGGAGA